ACTTCCCGTATCGGAGCCGTTGGGGGCCGAGCACCTTAGCACCAAGGCGTTCGACGTCCGAGGGAATCCCGGACCCTGCACACACCGCCTTCCAAACCGTTTGGATAACATCCTGGTGGAGGCCGTCTGTAGCAGCGGTAAGGTCCGCACTCACAAGCACCGCATCCCCGAGTTCCTGGGGGTAGGCGCGAGGGTTCTTCTTCAGGAAACTGAAGTAGGACTCCAAGCGCTTACCTTCCAGGGCACTACGGAGATGCGGGTCACGCTTGAGGAGTGGCCAGACCAAAGACCGCAACAGATGGCCAACCTCCACTACGTCAATCGGGGACTTAGTCACGACGCGGGTCTTGAACCCACGTTCCCGAATTGGCGAAACGGCGGCTGGAAGTGGTGCAGGGTCCTCAACTCGGGACACGAACCGTCTGACGCTGGCGTCGCGCACAATCCGCGCTACCCGCGAACGCTCCAGATCGATGTCGGCAGTAATGTCAACAACGTACTCTGTAGCGCCGCGGGTCGCGTGGGCGCCAGTCATCAGGCGGTTCTCTTCTCCTTGTGCCGTGAACCGGCTGTCATCGCAGAACAGCGATGGCAGCGGGTCATCAGGTGTGGGACGCTCGTCCATCCAGTCGTTCACCATGACACGGAGGTCTTGCCTCGCCCCCCCAAGGGCGCGAGGAAATTCCAACGTGGCACTGGACGAAGCCTGGAGGGCAGCGGTCCCTGGCACAGCACTTGCCTTGTGCTGTGCCCACTTGAAGACCCAAGCTTCAAGCTCGGGCATAAGGAGTCGATCCTGATCGCTTGCCGCCCTGGGCGACGTGTAAACGTCCAAGTGCTTACGGAGCGCCTTCAGCTCTACATTCGCGGAAGCAGGGCCAAGGGCCCGCCCAAATGCAGAGAGCTGAAGGAGTCTTTCGCTCTGGACACGAGGACGCGCACGCGTTGCCCACTTGACAATGCGGCGAAGCGACCGGGGTGTCCCGGTTGGGAGAGAGGAGCCCGAGCTCCCGAAGTGCGCCAGCTCAACTGGCAAGGGTCGAGGACCATCTGCCGCTTGCAGCCGACAGTACGTTGCAACGCCTTTCAGCGTTGCAGCAACACTGTCGACTTTCAAGTCCGACATGATGGACCTCGACACCCACTGGCGCAACTCGTGGAGCTCGGGGGAGGTTGGGGGAACACCTGCGAGAAGGCATGCGGAGAGAACGGCTTCCCACGTGTGCTGGCAGGACTTAGCCAGCCACACGCGGGAAGAGCGTTTCACGCTCCACATCTTCCGAAGCAGGTGTTGGGTTGGACCCACCCGGAACTTCGAACGCCCACCCCAGAAGCTCGTCTCTTGCCAAAGAGACGGGGTTTTAAGGCTTCTGGGAGTGGGACTTGGACGTTCGTCCGAAGTTCCGGCGTCAGGGTCAGTGTGACCAGGGACGGGCAGAAAGTCGAATTTTGGCTTTCTTTCTTGTCTACCCGCCTTGCCCCGCTTACCTTTCGGTTTGCGAGGTGGGGAAGGATGGACAGCCCGACCCACGAGAGCTGCTACGGCGCGTACGCGTAGCACCCTCTCTGTGGTGGACTTGTCCA